AGTTTCTACGCAGTTGCCCCTGTTTCATACCTAACACCAAACGAGGCGTTTAGCACTTCTGAAGCGAACGAGGCCTTCCAGCCCACGTCTCTAGCGTGACGCAGTACCAAGTTGCGACTTGGACTGTCCACGTAGGTAGTCAAGTTCTGTAGATGCGATACACCCAAGAAGTCTCTACCCAGAATGTGCGTGAGATACACCTCACTGCTCGCTGAACCAGAGTTTGTTAGAACCTCCGCGTTCTGCGACATGATGAAGCGCGTTCCGTACAATTCGCCTACCTCGCCGTTGTAAATGGCGTTGATGCCCTTCTCGGTGTAGATGTGAGCGTTGACCCAATTCGAATCCCCCTGAAGGTCGTAAATGACCGACGGGTGAGCTACCGCCACAAACCGTTCATTGGTATGCGGCTTAGCGGCCAGTGTATGCAGCTTACGGACAGCCAGTCGCAGTTCAGCCACACCGAATTCATCGGTGGCCTGCAAACTGTTACGAGCCGTGGCCGTGCCTCCATACAATGCCTGTCCTTGGTCTATCACCACAGCTTTGATGAGGTCATCAAAGGTTTTAGCGGCTTCGTAGGCCAATAGGTCAATACATTCTTCTACCACCGAGCTGACCGCGGTAAGTTCGAGAATATCAGAGATACGTTCGTAATTTCCGTACTGTGCCAACGTCGCTGACACCAAGGTTGCTGACAAGCCGGTTGGGGTCGGATCTGTTCCTTCAGTCAAAGCCGTAGTCTTGGCTGTCGGGTTGGTAAACCTGTTCCAGACTACCGTTTTGCCCTGACCCTTAGGAATACGTCCCTTTTTCCCCAAATCCATCCAGACGAAGTTTTCCTCCGCCCGCATCAAGAACCTCTTCTCGTAATACTGCGCCACTGGTTGAGATACCGTAGTAGTATTTGTGATTGCCATTTTATTCCACCTCCTCTCTTATACCGAGAGGGCGAGGAACAATTGTCTAAAACTTAAGCTCCGCTGACTTCGTTTCTTAACTTTTCCAGTTCTTCAATGGTTTCCGCCGCTTCTATTTTCTTACCCACATCAGCCATTGTTTCTCCACCTTCACCGCTTGGACTCATCGCTTGCTGGCTGGCTTGCTTGGCTATCTTATTCACGCTTTGCTTCTTGATAGCTTCGGCCGATTTCCGGCTTACTTCAACAAACTTTTTAGCGATGTCTTTTAGTCTGATGTTGGGATTGCGCGCCGCCATTACCTCGTAATAATCACCAATGGTTTCGTCCAATTCGCGGTTGTAGTTCTCGGAGTCGGGATTGAGCACGGCATATTCTTTTTCTATCGCTTCAATGTCAGTGTGAAAGTTCTCTCGCCTGGTCTGAAAACTGGATAATTGGTCTCGTTTACTCATCTCCTGCTGGACAACGTAACGAGCTTGTTTGGCTATATCCGTTTTGTACTGGTCTTCCGTTATTTCCGATACTTCCGACAGGTCTATATCCGGTGATATTTTATCAGCCTGGCCAGGAGTGTAACCTAAACTTTGCAAAGTGTCGTTTACCTGCTGGCGCTTCTGTACTTCTCCCCGTAAGGTTTTGTTTTCTTGCGTCAGTTCCCTAAATCTCTTTTGCGCTCTATCAGACAATTTTGGTTCTTCAGTTTCAGACAATTGTTCCTCTCCCGGAGAAGTCTCTTTGGGAGTCTCTTTGGGAGTTTCCTCCTTAGTTTCTTCTTCGGTTTCGGCGGGGCGCGACTCCTCCTCCGACTCCGGCTGGCTCTCGGTGTTTTTCTTTAATTTTTCCAGCTCGGCATCGTGTTCTTTTTTTACGGCGCCAGCACGGTCAGCGGGACTCGTCCCTTTACCGCGCTCTAATTGTTCTACTTTCTTCATACACTCCACTTAATAGCAGGATGCTCTTTGTTATAATATAAAACTATCTTTCTTTTTTGACAAGTCTTCCTTCCAAGTCAAGCTTCGCGCCTGGAATAGAATGATTACTGGGACATTGCTGACATATCACCACATTGCCTTTCTGGATGAAGTCACCGCACTGGGGGGCTTTCTTGCTTACCCGCGCAAGATTGGTTTCCCCAAGCCACTCACTCGTTTTTGGCAAGTCTTTCATATTTGCGCGCCTCGTAAGGTAACTCAACTAAATCAATTACTGATTGGTAAGCCGCGTCCACCTGATCAAAGATAGCATACCTTAAACCAAGCTCTTCTAGTGTTTTAGACTCGCGGCTCATTACCCTGGTCGCTTCCCACAAAGAAATTCGCATGTCTTTGATGATGTCTTTTACTCTTTGCCAGGCATCGTTCTCTGCCAACTGGACAAGAATATCTTCGTCTTGTTTCTTGGGTTTTCTTTTAATTACCTTGGAGCTTTCCTCCGTAACGGACTGAAAAAAAGAAGGAGCCAGAGCTTGTTGTGATTTTTTCATACAGCTGGTACTCCCTGTACTCCGCCCAAGACCTGTTGAGCTAAGGCGTCTATATCGGGGTCGTCATATTTTGGCATTGGCTCTTCGGCGGGAGGCATGTCCTGCATGCCAGGCTGCATGCCTTCCATACCAGGCTGCGTCTGCGCGTCAGTGATAATGTTGTCGGTGTCTTTAATCCCTTTTAGTTTCAATAATCTCTCAAACAATTCCGGTTCGTTTATGTCCTTGCCTTTGGCTCTCATGCGCTCAATGAAGTCTGGCGAGTTCTTAACGAAGTCAATCATGTCGGTTATGCTCTGTCTGTCTTCCTCCAGGTTGGGCTTGCTGGTCGCTCCGATTTCCATATCGTAGTCAAACTTTACTGGCTCGCCTTCCACTCGAAACGCTTCCCGGCCATTGTTCTCAAACATCTCCGCTATATCAGGATACTGTTGGCTTATCTCTTCCATTTCCTGACCGAATAATCTTAAAGGTATGCCGATTTCAAGGTTGTTGGCGTTAAGAGCCATCCACCTGTTCATGATTTGCCCGATAGCGTCGTGTATCATCACTTCTTCCCACTCGTCCAAGGCGGATTGAGCGGCCACCTGTAATCTTAAAGCTTGAGGCGTTTTGCCCAGACTGGTCTGCACGAAGTTACTGCTGGATGTATCCGTAGTCCCTCCCTGATTTAACAACGCTCCGATAAACAGCCCATAAGCGGTGTTGAAAGTGTTAAGCACTTCTGCCCCTTTTTGCACTGGCACAACATCTTTACCTGGACTGTTCATAAACCATTTTTCCGCCGCGCCCCACTTGATTGACGAGGGGACAACATTGCGAGGATTGATTTGCAGTTCGGGAGTGATTGAGCTTTTGACACTGGACATGAAAAGATTTATCAACTGGTTGGTGGCGAATTGTAATGACTTGCCTCTCTGCATCGGCCCCACTCCTATCGGGCCGCCCAGTAACGGAAGTAATCCATGCTTGTTTATTATCGGCAACATCCCTTCCGGATAGACCTGGCCTTTCCTGTTATCAACTTCTCTTAAAATGTGAGGACGGGAGTATTTTTTGTTAATTCTTTGCTCCGCCCAGGTAATCCATTTTTCTTTTTGATATTCGGTGTAGACCTTTACCTGCGGGTAGAGATGGTCACCGAATTGGGAGGGATACATTTCGTCCTCTATGTGGCCGGAGGTATCATCGGCTTGCCTTACGTCTCCCTCGTCTTTGTCTCTCTTCATCTCGCTGGCCAGGTCTTTTATTTCACTCATCTTCCAAGTTTTCGGGTCTTGCCTTAACAACCATTTGATACCTAACCGGTTGGCCTGAATAAACCAGTCGGCGTCTGCCAGTTGGACATTAGGTTGAGGGAACGAGTCCCAGATTGAGATTAAGTTAAGTTCCGGACCGATGTAGTTATCGGTTATCCGCCAGGGCACAAGAGCATACAGTGCCCCATAGACCCGACTCCAGAACGAAAGCAACCTTAATTTGATTAGAAAACTAAACTGTTCTTTGGCGTTGTCCATCTGATAACCAAGCAAGAGGTTCATCAATTTCGCCTTGCCCGTGTCATTAGTTGAGAGCGGCTTAGCTTTTCCCGACGGACGTTGCGCCATTACTCTGGCCGTCCTCTCCAGTTCAATCGTTCCCAATCTTGGGTCATAGACTTTATTTTTAGTCTGCATGGCCTCCCGATGAGAACAGATAATCATTGACTCATAGTCCCGCCAGTTCTCACGGATAGTACCCAGGTAGTTCTTGGATTTCTTTTGATGGTCTTGCAAGTCGTCTATCAAGCTCATGGTTTTATTATAACACGTTTAACGGTCTTCACCACAACATCTCTGACTTTTCCCTGATACACTCTGATGTCAAAACTCATTATCCCGTTTTCCATGCCGGCTAAGCTCTCATCAATCACCACCAGATGAGGAGCTTGCCCCGCTATTTGCTTGATTAGGTCAGATGAGGATGTTGCCTTCTTTGTCATATACTTGTTGTTGTTCAAAGCCTGTTAAAAAAGTGCCCAAAGGTTCTCTAATGCTGACCGCTAAATATCTAAAACTGTCCGCGCCGTGACTAGACCAATCATGGTGAGGGTGCTTTTTGTAAGTTTTATTTTTGTCATCCCATTCTTTGTGATAATTCTTCAAGGCCATAATACCACGTTCACACTTATTTTTATCAAACCAGCACCTCGAAAGAATGTTACGAGCCGCCTCTATGCCGTCATCAATCGGTAATTTGGGCGCGACATATATCGGCTTAATTCCTAGACCTTCAGCTACTTCCTTGCGTGTCTTGCCTGTACCCAACTCCTTGACTTCCACGTCATGCGGCATCCAGTGCTCCCCGTAAGTATAGCCTCTGTCGTTAAGTATTTGTTTGTAATAAGCCAATGGCTCGCCGCTCGTCTCGTAATAATCAATCAGTCTTACTTCGCGTCCACTCTGTTGCGCGAACCAAATGGAGGTAGCGTCCCCGATACCTAAGTCCCAGTAAGTGTTAACCAGTAGATTAGTTTCGTAAGGCACATTGGTAATTCTTTTGTCATTCTCCGCTCTCCTGATTTGCGCTCCGTAGTATGAGCCTGACACCGGCATTTCAAAAGAACACATATACTCTTGATTGAACCTGGCTCTGCCTTCTTCTTCGCCCAGCTCTTCTATTAGCTCCTTAAGCTCATTGTCCAACTCTTCGTCGGTAAATACTTTTGTGTCTTTAGCAGTCAGTATTTCGGTAAACCAGTCTTTTCTTTTTTGAGCGACATTCCACATCAGCTTGGCGTGATTGTCACCCTTAGGTGTGAGGTTGAATATCGCTATGCCTTTGTTGGCCTTAACGATTGGCCGGCATACAGCCCAGATGTAAGGATCGTGCTCTGACCATTCAGAGAAGACAAAGATTTTAGTATTGCCTCCGCGTAAACTGTCGGGATCGTCCGCTCCTCCTATTCTGAAAATAGAACCGTTTTTATATTTTATGGTCATACGGGTATCGTTCGGTTTCCCATCCATAAATTCTTTAGAGGCATAGTAGTCAATAAACTTACGGCCTTCATTGTCCATTCCCTCCCATAACACCTCCCGGCCTTGCTTAAGAGTTGGGAACACATAAGTTGCCAGACAAACATGTTCAGCTAAGTATCTTTGTACAATAGCGAAACAGTCTAAGTCTTTTCCGCTTCTACGATGCCAAACCAAGATAAATCTATTGTACTTATCAGAGTCAAACGCCTTCCACAAGTTTTCCTGATACCAACGGGGCTTGAAATTAAAGGGGAAGTCAATGTCTATAACTCTTGGCATTTCTTGATATTGACATTTATTTCTGCTATTACCTTTTGTTTATCTTCGTTTCTTTGGACAGCTTTACCGTAACGTGAGTCCATTAAAGCATTGTAGGCTTTAGTATTTCCTTCTCTTGCTTCAGTAATTTGAGCTAATGTCACAATGTCTTCTTGAGTAAGTTTTTGTTCTTCCTCGGTTATGGGATTAACAAAAACTTCTCCCGCCTTAAGCCAGTACTTAACCACAGTGGAGCGATTTTTTACTCCCTTCGTACGACCTTTTAGATTACCAGATTGCCCTGGCTTAAACCTTGTACCTGGTGATGGGTTTGAATTGCTCATACCTGTTTAATTCCTGTAACTTACCATGCCATTATATTATTAAATTGTAAATGTACTTTCCCTTTTATGTTGTGCGACGTTGTACGTTTCGTTTTAAGCCCACCTTTTCCTTTTTGTGGCTTCTCCTCCATGTTCGCCCCCCAACCGTGCTCTAACGGAAGCCTGGGCTTTACTGCGGCTATCTGAAGTGCCGACTGTCCGGCCGGTTTCTTTGTTTATGATGGCGTATTTATTTTTTTGCTTCTTGATAGTGTAAGGCATAGTTTTTATTTTCTGTCAGTTTATCTACTGCTAATAATAAGACGGCGCCAGAATTAAAAGACTGATAATTAGTAATCAGTTCTTCTCGGTAATAGTCGGCCAAATCGTATAGCTCTTTAGCGGCTGCTTCAGTTAAGCCTATGTGTAGCATCATGCTTACAGTTTACCATTTTATTTAACTTTCAAACAGGCTTCTTCCGAGTTGGCTAGATTTAATTCGCACCACTTAACGAGCACCTTTTTATGGTCGCATTCTCCTTGGATATACGGAGCGACTGAATATCCGTCATCTTCAATCGTGTAAAAGTCTTCTATGGTACAAAGAGACATTTCTTGCTTCTGGCCCTTAGGCCAAGCAATGACAAGAACACTTATGGCGATAACTAGAATTATAA